ACCCGGAGGCCGCGTGAAGCCCGAGCCCGAGCGGCCACCGACGCGCCTGGTCTACCTGAAGCACCTCCGCCGCCACCTCTCCGAGCAGGTCGCCCACGAGCAGGCCGCCGAGCCCGCTTCGGCCTCGCGCGCCGCGTGGCTCCTCCGCTGGTCCCACCTGCTCATTCCCAGGAGGAAAGTCCTCGGCATGGACCGCGGTCGCGCTGAGCAGCCGAAGACGGATCGGTGAGGTGGGAGGGCGTGATGGAGCCTCGTCTGGCGTCGTTGCTCGAGCAGCCGGTCGAAGAGCGCGCGAAGAAGGGTCCGGGGCGTCCGCGTGACCCAGCGTTTCAGCGCGTCATTGAGGCAGCGCTGGCGCTGGGGGACGTGGATACCGGGGAGCACGACGACAGCGCGTTCGATCGCGCTGTAGGGCGCCTGCGGAAGGCCGTGGACCATTACGGCGAGGTGCATTTCGGACGACCTCGGAGACGGACCGTATCCTCAGGCCGTGAGCGAGGCGAAGCTAACGCCCAGGCAACGGAGATTTGCGCTCGAGTACCTCGTTGACCTCAACGGTACTCAGGCAGCGATCCGTGCGGGGTACAGCCGGAAGGCCGCGCGGCAGCAGGCGGTCCAGAACCTTTCAAAGCCGGCCATAAAGGCCTTCGTCGATGAAGCGCTGGCGAAGCGTGAGCAGCGGCTCGAGGTTCGGGCCGATGACGTGCTGCGCGAGCTGCTCCGGATCAGCCGCGTGGACATCCTGCAGGCCTTCGATGAGCAGGGTGCGCTGAGGCCGCTGAGGGAGATCCCGGAGGACGTGCGCCGGGCCATCGGCGGGATCGAGGTAGAGGAGCAATACACGGACCTCTTGCAGCAGCTGCTCGCTGGGCAGGAGCCAGGGGTGCTGGACGACGGCGCGCCGCGGCCGCGGATGGCGCTTCCCAAGAAGAGGACGGCAGTGGGGCGGATAGCGAAGGTCCGCTTCCTGGACAAGACGCGGGCGCTCGAGCTGCTCGGTCGTCACCTGAAGCTGTTCACGGACGTGCACCAGGTCGGCGGGAAGAACGGCGAGCCGATCGTCTTCCGGATCGAGGAGTGAGAAGGATGAAGCGTCTATCTCTGGCCGTGCTGGCCGCGCTGATGTTCCTGCCTGCGGCTCCGCAGGCTTCGTCGCCGATGGACGCGGTACCGGCGATCAACGTCGCTGGGTTCCCCTGGTGGGTGGTCCGCAAAGAGGGCCATCCGATCTTGCTGGAGGCCGCCTGGACCATAGCGCTCCCGAACACGAAGTTCGGGCAGCTCCTCGGGGGAACCAGCTCTGTCGCCATCGACACGACGCACCTGTTCTGGGGCGGTACCGGCTCGGGCGGGATGCTCACCGACACGACTCCGGGAGATGGCGCCGAGATTAAGGCGACGATCGCGCCTGTCGCGAGATGCGGGGACCGGGTCGCGTTCGAGATGAAATGGTCGCACCTGTTCGCTCAGGCCACGACGAAGTACCAGTTTGGTCTGGAGTCGCGCACGAACGCGACGATCTACCAGGCCCGGTTCCAGGCCTCTTGTTCCGGTGGGAGTTCATCCTGCACGTGGCTGTTTGAGAACGGAGCCGACACCTACGTCGATTTCAACACGCTTCCGGGGTCCCCGCCTTCTGCAGTAACCGAATCGCCCGCGTTCAACGCCAGTACCGGCACGCCCGTCGGCTGGGCCCGCGTGGTCATCGACCCGTGCACGAGGACGTACATCTCGTTCGAGATTCCGAACCTCACCAGCGGTGGCACGTCCACCTACGACATGCACACGGTCCCGCTGACGCAGAACGGCGCAGCGTCGCGAGCTCTGTACTTGCCGTTTACCTACACCATCACCCAATCGGCGAACGCGGAGCCCGCGTGGACCACCGACTGGGCGGTCAGCATTATCCCTGCGGGCTGGCCAGGTGGCGGGGGAGTGTCGATGCCCGGGTATCCGTTCTAAGGCGATACGATGAGCGCAGCTTCAGACCAATCGATTTCGCAACTGTACGGCGTGCCGAAACCCGGAAGTTCTGGCTTGGTGGTGCTGGATGGGACAGCCAAACCGATCCCTGTGACTGCCGGATACGCCCTGCTTCTCACCGCAGTCGGCGGCGATCTGTTCTGGGGCTCAGGCGACACCACCGTGGCGGCGAACCGGACGATTCTGCTGTCGGGACAGTCGATGCAGGTGGTGATTCCTTCCGGAGCGAGCGGGGTGAACGTCACCCAGGGTCCAGCGCCCGGCGGAACCGCCTACTACTCGCTAATACCGTGAGGACAGCCATGAGCCGATTGTCCTTATTGCTGCTTTTCGTCCCGGTAGTTGCGCTTTCCGGACCCGCGTCTTGGGGCGCTGGAGGCTCGAACTCGCAGCCGACGTCTATCTCGCCAGCGCCCTGGAACAACCCGTCAGCCTCGGGGGTGTCCGTCACCACCTCCACGTCCTCGGTGGGCGGTAGCACGTCCGGCGGCACCGATCGCGCCTTGCTAGCATGGAACGCATTCGCCTTCGCCCCCACGTCGTCCACCACCGGTGGCGTGGCGATCCGCCTAAAAAAGGACGGCGGTGTTGCCGACGGCGGGTCAGTCTCGGCCTACTTCTACAGCGACAACGCGGGGGTGCCCGGTACGGACATCTCCATGATCAACACCGGCCTGCCCTCGACGACTGGGTTGCCGACGATCATCGGCACATCAGAGATCGGGACGACGTACGTAAATTTCCCGTTTAGGGTTCCAAAGGTCAGCCTAACGGTGAGCTCGGTTTACTGGATCGTGCTCAAGACGGTCGGGGTGTCGGGCGGCTCCCTGTACATCGATTCCGCGGCGTCCGGCGGTAACTTCGCGGCCAGTGCCCCGGACTCGGGAGGCGCGCCCGGAACCTGGACGACGTCCGCCTTCACCGGCTCCATGTCGGTGAGCGGCTCGACGGGTCGCGGCATCTACTCCTATTCGCCGGATGGTCACAGCGTCGAGGCGTTCTCTGACGACGGCGTGCCGATCTATGGCCGCGTCCAGTATGGTGGGATCGCAGTCAAGGGCGACGCGATTGGAAGCGGCATCGGCGTCGGCGGCACCAGCTACATCGGTACCGGGTCGCGCGGGTCGTCGAACCTCGGCCTGGGCGGTCAGTTCATCTCGCTGGGCAACTACGGCGCGCAGCTGCAGGGCACCGGAGGCGCGCAGCTGGTTGCGACCTCTGGGGCCGCGCCGGCCATTCAGCTCGTGAACACTGGTGGCGGCAACGTGCTCCAGGGCCTCGACTCCACCGCCAGCTACGTCAACACTTCGCAGATCGACAGCCACGGCAACACGTACCTGGCAGGTTCCTGGCTGGGGGCGGCGACCGCGCTCGGCACGTGCGGAGGGACGGACCCTGTTCACGCGCTCCGCTTCGTTGCCGGTTCCGGCTCGACTCCAAGCAGGGTCTGCTACTGCCAGTTCACACCGACGGGCAGCGTCTATGCCTGGGTGCGGTGGGGCATGAACAGCGGCGGCTCTGGCATCGGAACCACGACGACCTGTCCATAGAAGGAGGCGCAATGGAGCGGTGCGAGCTGTGCAGGTACTTCAAGGCTGACAAGGAAAGTGACGGCGGGCTCTGCAGACGGAACCCGCCGCAGCCGTTCCTAGTCCCAATGCCTCCGGCGGGTCGGCCGGGTCCGGTGGGAGTTCATCCGGCGACGGACAAGAAGGGCTGGTGTGGTCAGTATGAGCCGGAGGTGTCGCTGAATTGAGCGACACGGCCGCCACGTTTCGCGCCGCGCCGACGCTCCGCCGCTTCCAGCGGTCGGATGCGTTCGTGCGGTCGATCGTGGGGCCGGTGGGGTCGGGGAAGAGCTCGGCCTGCATCCTGGAGATCCTTCGCCGAGCTCAGGGGCAGGCTCCCGGGCCGGATGGAGTGAAACGGAGCCGGTGGGCCATCATCCGGAACACCTACGGCCAGCTCCGCGACACGACGCAGAAGACGTTCGAGCAGTGGGTGCCGGAGCGGCTGGGCGACCCGGCCTACGGGACAGGTAGCGGGTGGGAGGAGCAGGCCTTCACCTGGCATGGTCGCTGGAGTGACGGCAAGAACGTCATCGAGTGCGAGGTGCTGTTCCGTGCTCTCGATCGGCCGGCCGACGTCCGGAAGCTCCTCTCGCTCGAGCTGACCGGGGCCTACATCAACGAGGCTCGCGAGGTCGCGAAGAGCGTCCTGGACGTGCTGCAATCCCGGGTAGGGCGGTATCCGTCCAAGGCGCAGGGCGGCCCGACGTGGTTCGGAATCTGGATGGACACGAACCCCTGGGCGAAGCAGCACTGGGGCTACAAGCTCTTCACGCTGCACAAGGACGTTCCCGCGGACCAGCGGCACCTCTACGAGCTCTTCGAGCAGCCGGGGGGGCGCACTGCGCAGGCGGAGAACGTCGAGAACCTGCCGCCGGGCTACTACGATCGCCTGGTGGCAGGCAAAGATAGCGAGTACGTCGAGAGCTACGTCGATGGGAAGTACCCAGCCAACGACCAGGGCGCCATCTTCGGCAGCCTGATCGAGGCGCTGGAGCTGCGCGGTGGGCTAGGCGAGTTCGACCACCCGCTCGACGGCGTCTTCACGACGTGGGACCTGGGGGTGAGCGACTCGACGGCGATCTGGTTCTGGCGCATCACGTCAGAGCCGCTGCCGGCGCGGGACGTCCTCCTCGAGATGCAGCGCGCTGGCAAGGTCTGGGTAGCCCGCCCGCGTTTCGACTTCATCGACCACTACGAGGCCAGCGGGCATGGAGCTTCGCACTACTTCGGCGTCGTCGATGCGAAGCCCTACAAGTATTTGAAGCACTGGCTCCCGCACGATGCGCGGCAGCGGTCCTGGCAGACCGAGGTCGGCGTGGTGGACCAGTTCATCGCCCACTACGGCGCGGGAGCGGTGGCGATCGGCCCCGAGCTCTCCCTGCGGGATGGCATCGCGGCGGCGCGCTGGCTCCTCGAGCAGCCGGTTCGGATCCACCCGCGCTGTGACGAGCACCAGGGTATCGAGGCATTGCGGGAGTACCGGCGCGAGTGGGACGAGGAGACGCGCTCTTTCTCGACGCGGCCGCTGCACAACTGGGCGAGCCACACGGCCGACGCCTGGCGGTACGCAGCGTGCGTGGTGAAGGCCTCAGATGCCATCACGCGGCCGAGCAGGCCAGAACCGCCGCCCCCGCCGGCGCGCGGGCTGGCGACGCTGACCATGGACGAGTTGTGGGACTGCCAGCCGGCGCGGCCGGGCAGTGGGAGGGTGTAGGCGATGGCAGACCAAGAAGATCCGCGAGAACGCCAGTTCGACGACACGCCGTCCGGCTGGCACCGCCGTTGGCGGATGGAGCTGAACGCGGCGAAGAAGGCCCGTGAGAAGTACGACCGGGAGGGGTCAGAGACGATCAGGCGGTTCCTCGACGAGCGCGAGAAGCACACGCACGACGAGGTCCGAGTGAACGTCTACACGAGCAACGTGCAGACCCAGGAGGCGATGCTCTACGGCAAGACGCCGAAGACGGACGTTGCGCGGAGTTTTTCCGATTGGATGGACGAGGGCGCGCGGATTGGCGCGGAGATGCTCGATCGTCTCCTGAACTCGGACGTGGGGCGGTCTTCGGACACCTACGCCGCGGCCATCGAGTACGCGCTCTCCGACTTCTTGCGGCCCGGGCTTGGTGTGGTGAAGCTCCGCCTGGAGATCGAGTTCGACCAGACACCCGGCCAGCCCGCGCGGCTCGACCAGGAGGGCAACGAGCTCGCGCCGGAGGTGCCGGAGGCTGACGTCGCTCGGCCGGGCTCGGAGGTCATCCACCACGAATGGTGGCACTGGAGGGACGTCTTCTGGTCAGCGGAGGCGCGCACCTGGCACGACGCGCGGTGGGTTGGCTTCCGTTCGTACTACTCCTCCGAGGAGGGGAAGAAGTTCTTCGGCGAGGACGTCTGGGCGAAAGTGAAGGCGCCGAAGAAGGACACGGAGCCAGGTCCCGGCGAGACCGATGCTCGGAAGCACGACCCGTGGACCAGGACCGAGGTCTATGAGGTCTGGGACAAGGAACACGGCTGCGTCTGGTGGTGGGTGAACGGCCTGCGCGTGATGGTGACGCCTGGCGGGGTAGACGCGGCGAAGAACGGCAGCGTCGAAGACCCGCTCGAGCTGGAGGGCTTCTGGCCCTGCCCGCGACCGATGATGGCGAACCTGACCACCGACCGGCTCATGCCGCGGTCGGACTATGCGCTGATCCAGGACCTGCTCCGGCAGATCGATCAGCTGTCGACCCGCATCGATCGGTTGACGAAGGCGATGCGCGTCGCCGGCGTCTACGACAAGAGCGCCGGGGAGATTGGCCGTCTGGTGAGTGAGGCCACGGAGGCCGAGCTCATCGCCGTGGACGGCTGGGCCAAGTTCGTTGAGAAGGGTGGCTTGAAGGGGGCGATCGACTGGCTGCCCCTCGAGCAGATCAGCGCTGCGCTACAGACCCTGCGGGAGATGCGTCAGGAGGCGAAGGCGATACTGGACGAGGTCTCCGGCTACTCGGACATCGTGCGTGGCCAACAGCAGGCCGGGCAGACGGCGACCACCAGCGCGATCGAGGCGAAGTTCGCCAGCGTGCGGCTGCAGCGGCGTCAGGACGAGCTCGCGCGGTTCGCCGGAGATTTGAAGTCGCTGGAGGCGCAGATCATCTCGAAGCACTTCAGCGACGAGACGATCCTGGAGCGCTCGAACATTCTCGCCACGCCGAACCGCGACAAGGCGCCGCTCGGGCTCGAGGCGATCCGGTCGAAGCTGATGCAGTACCGGATCACGGTGAAGCCGGAGTCCATCGCCCTGACGGACTGGGGGCGGACGAAGGCGGAGCGGTCGGAGGTCATACAGACGCTCGGCGCCTACTTCCAGAGCACGATCCCGTTCATTCAGATGGCCGGCCAGGCCGGGCCGCAGGCGGCTCAGGCTGCTCTGCAGTTCGTGATGACGACGGCGCAGTGGCTGATGGCCGGCATTCGCGGTGGTGCTGACCTGGAAGAGGTCTTCAACCAGTTCATCACCCAGATGAAGCAGATCGCCGCGGCCGCGGCGGCGCAACCCCCGCAGCAGCACCCGCCCGACCCGAGGCTGATAGCCGCGCAGGTGAAGGCCGGGGCGGAAGCCACGAAGGCGAAGCTCGGAGTGGTGCAGAGCGTCGTGGACGCGAAGGCCCACCAGCAGAAGACGGCGATGGACCTGCAGGCGGCGACGGTGGAGCACGAGATGGGCCTGCAGAAGCTCGAGGTGCAGCAGCGCTCCGACGCGATGCGTTCGGTGGCGTCGGTGATTCCTGGTCCCAACGGAGGATGACGACGATGACGAAGACTGAGCTGATTGCGGCGATTCGTGAAACGGGCCGGCCGGCGCTGGCGGACAAGGTGGAGCGCCTCATGGCGGAGCTCGGGGCGGCTCATGCAGAGGAGCTCCAGGCTGTGCTCGCTGTGGCCGGGCGCGTGGCGATCAGCCATCACCTCGAGAAGGAGGAGCTGCATGCCAAGGTGACGGAGCTCGGCGCGCAGCTCGCCGCGGCCGCGCCGCCTGTAGCGGCGGCTGAGACTCCGGCGGACCCGGCGCCGCCGGTGACGACGTCCAACCCGCAGACGGAGCCGGCGCCGGTGACGCCGGCGAAGGAGTGAGCATGCCGAACCTGAGTGGAAAACCGAGGAATGGCGGCCAGGAGTTCACCCAGGCTGACAAGGCGATGAAGCCGGAGAAGTCGGGGAAGAAGTTCAACACGAAGGCGCTGGCCAACGCGGTGAGGAAGAAGCCGAAGCAGCCGGCTGATCCGGAGGCGGAGGCGATGCGGAAGGGCGGCTACTCGCCGGGCAACGGCGGAGTGGGGAGCGGGTAGACCGTGCAGCAGCCCTCAGACCGTCTCGGCCGCGCCTCTGCTGGACAGGCAGACGCGGAACGTCATGTGGCTCCGGATGCCGATCCGCCCACCATCTTCGACATGCGCCTGCCGGACTCTTGGCGCGAGGAGAACATCGAGTTCGCGAAGCGCGAGTTCCTCGCTTTGGACGAAGCGGCTGGGAGCAGCGCCCGGTCGCGGTCGTCGTTGGAGGGCCGGAGGAGAAGGCCCAGCGACTCATCGAGGCGCCGAACGAAGCGCTCGAGGCGGTCCAGCGGAGGGCGCGCTGATGCGGTGCGGATCCAGTGTGTCCCCGGCGATGTGCCCAGCCTGCGAGCGCGACGTCCTGGCGCGGTTGATTGCGGATGGCCCGGCCGCGGCGGTGCGCGAGCACGATGCCCTTCCATGCGCGCACACGGTGACGGTGAACGGGATCGCCTGGGTCCCTGGTCCGCCGGGCTGGCCGAACGACCTCATCGCCGAGTGGCACCCGTTGCCGCAGATCGAGGCGGCGTATCGCGATGCAGCCAAGGAGGCCCGCTGATGGCCCGAGAGAAGTACTTCCGGAACCTGAAGCAGCCTCGCTTCGAGCTCAACGGCTGGTTTGCTGTTCTGCCGCGCTGCGACTGCTGGAAGCTCCATCCCCGCTGGACGGTGGTTCGGAGCTGGTGCTGGTGGTGGCGCTGCGCGGACTGCGGTCGGATCGGGAAGAGGGTTTTGCTTCCAGAGAGGATGCTCTGATGGCCCGGGGAATGGCAGCAGGAGAGCCGATCGTCTCGCAGGCGCAGACGAAGGAGTTCGACGCGGGTTATGAGCGGACGTTCGGGACCGGTCGGAAGGCGGAGCGTGGTCGGTTCATCTACGACGCCGAGCTCGGCCGCTGCGTTCCGGCGGAGGAGTATCACGCGAGCCAAGCGATGGACGCGCCGATCATGGCCGGGCGCTTCTACGAGAACGTCTGCGCGACGGACGGGACCGACATCGGGAGCCGAGCGAGGCGCGAGGAATACATGCGCCAGAACGGGCTCTCCGACCCGAGCGACTTCAAGGAGCACTGGAAGAAGAGCGCCGAGGAGCGGGC